CGATTACAATACCGTTCAAGTGATGTACTTTGAGTACAAGACTTATACTGATCAAGTTTTTAAAATAAAGAAAACTGATAACGGATTAGAAAAAGCTATTGAAAAAACAGATGCATTTAATCCCCCGGCAAATGATAACTTTGATAGAGTATCAAGATCAATTGAAGTTTTATACGAAGGAGCTAAGGTTGTTGGATCAGATATGATGCTTAAATGGGAAATGTCTGAAAACATGACAAGACCAATGGCTGACACTACTCGTGTTGAAATGAGTTATTCATTGTGTGCGCCAAGAATGTATAAAGGGGTTATACAATCGCTTATAAGTAAGTGTATAGGTTTTGCAGATGTAATACAGCTTACTCATTTAAAGATGCAACAAGTGTTATCTAGAATGGTTCCAGATGGTATATTTTTAGATATGGATGGCTTAGCTGAAGTTGATTTAGGTAACGGTACAAATTACAATCCGGCGGAAGCATTAAACATGTATTTTCAAACGGGTTCTGTTGTAGGTAGATCATTAACACAAGATGGTGACATGAATAGAGGTAAAGTTCCTATTCAGGAATTGTCTTCATCCAGCGGTATTGGTAAAATACAAGCTTTAATTACAGCATATAATTACAACCTGCAAATGATTAGAGATGTAACTGGTTTAAACGAAGCTCGCGATGGAGCGATGCCAGATCCAAACGCTTTAGTTGGTTTACAAAAAATGGCAGCTAATGCATCTAATACGGCTACTAAGCATATACAAGATGCTAGTATTTATTTGGCGCTAAACACTTGTGAAAATATATCTTTAAAAATTGCAGATGTTTTAAACTTTCCGCTTACTAAAAATTCTTTAATGAATAGTATATCTACATTTAATGTAGAAACCCTTAAAGAAATTGAAAAGCTTAATCTACATGATTTTGGTATATTCTTAGAAATGGAACCAGATGATGAAGAAAAAGCAGGGTTGCAACAAAATATACAAATGGCTTTGCAAACAAAGGAAATTGATATTGAGGATGCTATTGACATTAGGGAAATAAAAAACATAAAGTTAGCTAATCAAATGCTAAAATTAAAGCGTAAGAAAAAGCAAGAAGCAGCTCAGGCAATAACCCAACAAAACATTCAAACACAAGCGCAAGCAAATGCAGAATCGTCAGAAAAAGCTGCTATGGCTGAGGTACAAAAGCAACAAGCTTTAACTGCTGAAAAAGTTGCTATAGAACAAGCAAAGGCTAACTTTGAAATGCAAAGAATGCAAGCTGAAGCTCAAATTAAAAAAGAGTTAATGGCTACAGAATTTGAATACAATATACAGTTGGCTCAAGCAGCAGGATCTGCAACACAACAAAAAGAAAAGGAGATAGAAGATAGAAAAGACAAAAGAGTTAAAATTCAGGGAACTCAACAAAGTGAATTAATAGAACAAAGACAGAACGAGGGTATGCCTAAGAATTTTGAATCTCAAGGTAATGATGTGATGGGTGGATTTGATCTGTCTTCATTTAATCCTTCTTAAATAAGTATTTAATAATTATATAATATCATATCATGAGTGAACAAGTAAAAACGGAGGGATCTTTTAAGATACAATCCAAACCAAAATTAACTGACGAACAATTTGCAGCCAAAAACAAAGAGCCGCTTATAGATGTTCCCAGTAATGTAACTAGAGTAGTAATTCCTAAAGAAGAAACTAATGCCGTTCAAGAGCCAAGCGCAGAGAAAGTGGATGTGGATGAATCTGCCAAAGATGGCCCGACGATGGTCGAGGGAACATCCGAACCAGTCATTAAAGAAGTTACCCAAGAAAACAAAAAAGAAGAAAAAGTAATTGAACCATTGGTACAACCTGCTTTGCCTGAAAACATAGGCAAGCTAGTTGATTTTATGAGAGAGACCGGAGGTACAATGCAAGATTACATTAGACTAAGCACAAATTACGAAGATTTAGATCGTGACGTATTAGTAAAAGAATATTATAAAAACACTAAATCTCATTTAAGTGCAGAAGAAATTGACTTTATGATTGAGGACAATTTTGCATTTGATGAAGAGATAGATGAAGACCGTGAGATTCGAAGAAAGAAGCTTGCGTATAAAGAAGAGGTTGCAAAAGCCCGTACGTTTTTAGAAGATACAAAGACAAAGTATTATGATGACATCAAGTTGAAGTCACCATCTTTGTCAGGAAATCAACAAGAAGCATCGGACTTTTTTAATCGTTATAAAGAGGATCAGGACAGAAACACAGTAAACCACGAAAAGTTTAAAGCTAATACTAATGAATTACTTAATGAAAATTTCGAAGGTTTCGATTTTACATTAGGTGAAAAAAAATTTAGATACGGCATACAAAACCCTTCGCAGGTTGCAGAGAAACAATCAGACATTAGTAATTTTTTAGGGAGGTTCCTTGGAGATGACGGTGTTATTAAAGATACCGCAGGGTATCACAAAGCATTGTATGCAGGTGCAAACGCAGATAAAATGGCAAATCACTTTTACGAACAAGGCAAAGCAGATGCTATTAGAGATGTTGTAAACAAATCTAATAATACATCGTCAGGAGCTAGGAAAGCAGCACCTGTTGACAGCGCAAGGTTTGGAGCATACAAGATTAAATCAGTTTCTGGAGCGGACTCGTCAAAATTGAAAATTAAAAAGTTTAATAACTAAAAATTATGAGTTTATTACCACAATTTGGGACCATTATACCGTCTCAAACGCCGCAATTACTTGCGACAAATTATTTACAATGGAACAACAATGGTGGAGCAGCCGGAGTTCCTAATAACTTTGCTGATTTTGCTCAGCAATATTTACCAGAAATTTATGAAGCAGAAGTAGAGCGTTACGGAAACCGTACGTTATCTGGATTCTTAAAAATGGTTGGTGCTGAAATGCCTATGACGTCTGATCAAGTAATATGGTCGGAACAAAACAGATTACATATTTCTTATGCTGGAGTTACTCAAGCAAATGGAGCTGGTACATTATCTGTTATCACAATTCCTGTAGCTGCTGGAGTAAGCAATGTTATATCTGTAAACGACACTGTTGTTGTTTTAGATCCAGCTACTGGTTTAGAAGCTAAAGGTATTGTTACTGCTTCTACAATTGGAGCTGCGGCACCTGCTTTTACTATTCAGCCATTTGCTGGAACTACTTTAACCACTCAAGGATTTTCTGCGGCTGGATTAAAAGTATTTGTTTATGGATCTGATTATTCTAAAGGTACTACAATTGCTGCGGTTGGAGCAGGTAACTCTGCTGTAAGAAACAGTATTGATCCTGTACTTACGCAGTTTTCAAACTCACCAATTATTATTAGAGATCAGTATGTTGTATCTGGATCAGATACTGCACAGATTGGATGGGTAAATGTAGCAACCGAAGACGGAACTGACGGATACCTTTGGTATTTGAAGGCTGAGTCTGAAACACGTTTACGTTTTGAAGATTACTTAGAAATGGCAATGGTGGAAGGTGAATTAAATGCATCAGCATTAAATCCATTAACTCAACCAGGAACACAAGGTTTGTTTGCTGCTATTCAAGCTAGAGGAAATGTAGAAACTGGCTTTACAGCTGCTCAAGGATTAACTGAATTTGATAACATTCTTAAGAATCTTGACACTCAAGGTGCTATTGAAGAGAACATGTTGTTTTTACAACGTCAAACTTCTTTAGATTTTGATGATATGTTAGCTGCTATTTCTAGTGGTGTGACAGGTGGAGTTGCTTTTGGATTGTTTGAAAACTCTTCTGAAATGGCGCTTAACTTAGGATTCAGTGGATTCCGTAGAGGATCTTATGACTTTTACAAAACAGATTGGAAATACTTAAATGATGCATCTACTCGTGGAGCAATCAATGGAGTTAATTCAATTGAAGGTGTATTAGTACCAGCTGGAACTTCAACTGTTTATGATCAAGTATTAGGAACAAATATCAGACGTCCATTTTTGCACGTACGATATAGAGCTTCTCAAACTGATGATCGTAGAATGAAGTCTTGGTTAACAGGATCTGTTGGTGGAGCTAGTAACTCAACACTTGATGCAATGGAAGTAAACTTCCTTTCTGAAAGATGTTTAGTAACACAAGCTGCTAACAACTTTGTATTATTCAGAGGACTATAATTAGTCAACAATAATGTAATAGTTACCCCTGTTGTAATGACGGGGGTAATCATTACTTTTAAACTATTAAATTATATCATATTATGGCAAATAAAAAAGCGCAACCAAAAAAAGCGGTTGCAAAACAAGTAGACTTAGAAGAGTCTATAAATGAAGTTACAACATCAGTTGAACCAACTGAAACAACAAAAGAATGGCAACACGTTGAAACCGTAGAACCAGCAAAACCTGAGTGGGAAATTAAAGATAGAATATATTATTTAACAGGTAGAGATACACCACTTACATTGACAATACCAGGTAAGCATACTCGTAAACATGCTTTACTTTATTTTGACAAAGAAACAGGTAATCAAAAAGAATTAAGGTATGCAACAAATCATGATTCTCCGTTTAAAGATAATCAAAAAGGAGAAGCAACAATGGGGCATATAATGTTTAGAAATGGTGATTTAAGAGTTCCTAAAGAACAACAAAATTTACAAAAATTACTTTCATTGTATCACCCTTTAAGAAACAAGTTGTATCAAGAATATGATCCAGTTGAAGAAGCGTACGACGATTTAGAAATGCTTGACTTACAAACAGATGCAGCAGTATTCGCAAGAGAAATGGATATTGACGATGCCGAAGCCATTCTACGTGTAGAAATAGGTAGTGAAGTAAGTAAATTATCTTCTAAAGAAATAAAAAGAGATTTAAGGTTATTTGCAAATAGAAACCCAGAATTGTTTTTAGAATTAGCACAAGATGATAATGTTGGTTTGCGTAATACCGCTATTAAAGCGACAGAAGCAAATATAATATCGTTGTCTCAAGATCAAAGAACTTTTTCTTGGGCATCTAATGGCAGAAAATTAATGTCAGTACCCTTTGATGAAAATCCGTATTCAGCTATGGCTGCTTACTTTAAGACCGATGAGGGAATGGAAGTATTTAGATCTATAGAAAAGAAGTTTTTATAGTAGTTTTTTAAAAAAACACGTAATTATATTATAGATGGTGAATTAGTATTGGCCGGTTTCTTAATTGGGACCGGTTAATATTTATAATAAAAGAAACAAAATGGCAGTAAATGTAGACATAGTTTATAAAACGGTATTACTCATTCTTAACAAAGAACAGAGGGGTAACCTATCACCAGACGAATTTAATAAGGTTGCTACGCAAGTACAGCTTGAAATATTTGAAAGTTATTTTGATTCACTAAATCAACAAATACGCAGACCAGATAACGATACCGAATATGCGGATCGTGTTAAAAACATAGATAATAATGTATCAATATTTAAAGAGTATGGAAATGCGACTTATGTTGCGGGTGGAAGTCATTTTACTTTACCTACAACTTCAGGAGCAAGTGTTGCTACTCAAACATTAACAGGGAATGGAACTGCTATATCTTTTCCTTTTACGTCAATATCATCTTCACAATTATCAAACGGCGTTATAGCTGTTACCATAGGTGGTGTTTCAACCACAGCCTTTACAATAAGCGGCACTAATATAATATTCAGTAGTATTCCTGCCAATTTAGCCGCTATAGTTGTTACGGCAACTCCACGCGACTTTTATAAGCTAGGTACAGTTATATATCAAGATTCAAAAGAAGTTCAGCTGTCGAGGCGTAATGAGCTTTTATATTTAAATTTGAATCCATTAATAGCCCCTACTACAACATATCCTGTTTATTTGTTAGAAGATAATAAATTATATTTATATCCTAAAACTATAACATCGGATATAACAGTAAGTTATTTAAGAAAGCCAGCAGATGTAACTTGGAATTTTACAATACCTACAGGTCAAAACTACTATCAGTATAATCCTACAAACTCTGCTAACTTTGAATTGTCTCCAACAGAGCAATCAAACATTGTATTAAAAATATTGCTTTATTCTGGAGTTATTATTAGAGACCCTTCTATAGTTAATATAGCTGCTCAGCAAGTGCAACAAGAAAATCAACGCTCAACAATATAAGATATGCCTATACCTAATGGCGGTTTAATAACCGAAACTAACGAACAATATTACGCTGGAGCACAGCGATTTATTTCAGATGGAAATGGCGTAATAACTACAACGTTTAATACTGATCTAATACTAGGGTCATTTGATCCCAACGCTTTAAATTACACTTTAAATAATTTTAAATTATATACGAGCAAAACAGGTTTACCAGGAAAATACGAAGAGTATACATTGGCTTATACTGTTGTTAATAACGTTATAACTTTTGCAGTTGCTCCAGATGCTGGTGATTATATAGCAGTGCAATTAAAGATTTTAAACGGTGGTAGTTTTGGTGTAGAAGACGCTTCAGGAACAGCTATTGGAACTGCCGTTGAAGAAAATTACGGGAGCTATTCTTATACTCCTTTAACTGAAGTTATTGATGGCTTTATGGCTGTATATGTTGGGGAACATAAACTTATAGCAGATATTAAAAGAACGGATGTTATTTTTCACGCTAAAAGAGGTTTAC